AGTATTACCACCAACAAACAGATTGGTAGAAACTGTAGCACGACCCGCAACGCCGAACCAACCAGTCGTATTAGTTGTGTGCCCAGCGCCACCAATTGTTAGAGTAGATGCAGCACCGCCTATTGTTATAGTTTTGCTTGCGCCGCCAAGAGTCGTGTTGCCAGATACCGTTAGATTGGTACCTACCGTAGCACGCCCACTCATTGTAGTCAAACCGGTTATTGTAGTATTACCAGAGACGGTAAGATTGGTGCCTACAGTAGCTCGCCCGTTGAAGGTTGCAAGCCCTTTAGATGTAAACGCTACGTTGGATGTCAGCGTGTTAGCATACAGAGATGAGTTATTGATAGCAAACTGGCTTACACGATCCAAAACAGTGTTGGTTCGTGTTCTCCACGTGTTAAATGTATCCGTAAGGGCGACGTTAGCTATCTTAGCCATCTATTATCCTATCTTGTCTAAAAGTCGCTGCATCAGCGATTTTATTTGATCTATATCAGACTTCATATTATTTATATCCGAGATGACCTCGTCTATCTCCTGTTGCTTATTTCTCTTGCGCTTATAAGCTTCCAGGGCAGAAATGTCTGTGTTGAGTACCGCCTGGTTTGACATATCTCGTACCAAACCAGGCGCATCTTTAACCTTCGCTATTATCATTTTTACCTCTGTAGCGCAATCGCACGAAGTTCGCGAACACGTGGTGGATTTGAACTAGATCCAACCAATACCACCTTAATCGCAAAATACTTGAATCGTTGGAAACGAACTTTTCCAGAATTGCGATATTCAACGATGCCCGTTGACGTATTTGCTCCGTATTGATTTATTGCACGTCCACTGGTATCAGCAATTGCAGTTGTTGGGAAATCTGGAATATTATATACAAACTCAATAAAGTCATCTCTATTGACACTGCTTGAATATGCAGTTGTCAAAGTAAATCCTTGCGAGTCGTCACGTTCCATTGGAACCCAACGTGTATCTGAGAACAAATCACTATCATCACCACTCAAAATCTTAGCATAGACAAAAATCTGGGCGCCTGATGGTTGATATCCAGAAAGATATACACGAAGGTCTTCCGCATCTTGTCCGTCAGCTAGTGACACGCGACGAGTGATATAGCGAGACTTTGAATTACCACCAGATTTTACCCAATCTTCAGATGATCCGATTTCAGCATTTGAACTAATCAGATTGTTTGTAGTAACAACCGCGATACGGCTCAAGTCGATTGCTGGAGAAGCCACAGTATTTCTAGAATTTAATCTATAAATGATCTCAGCAGATTTATTGACTGCCATAGACGCAGATGATGACGAAGTGTTTGATTCATTGCTACGACTCAAAACATATCTAGGAGCATCAAAGGCCGTATCATCATTCAGCAACGCACGAACATATGCAGTATCTCTCGCACTTGTGCTTGTGGCAAACTTAGTATAACCATATACCGACGTATTTGAAGGCTGAATCAAATTGGTAATCAAATTGACTTTATCAGCAGTCAAATTATCAACTGAAACAATACGCGCACTATAGCCATTTGTTTGACCAACAATTGTCATGTTTCTTGTAAACATACGATTTTGATTGTTAGCTGGTCCACTGTTTGCATATGATGTGTTTGCAATATGCAGCTTGGTATTTGCATAGTTTACGATATCGTAATAAGTTACGCGCCCAGATGGATATGTTGCAGACTTAAATCTACCGCTTGTATTTGCACCAATGATAGTTCCAGTTGTCGGTGAAGTTGTGCGAATCTTAATCGTTTCGCCACCCTTAAACATTCTGCCAGTAGGAACACCACGAACACGAATTCCTGTTGTGCTCCAGTATGTGATAGTACCGTAAGCATTTGAAGTTAGACCATGCGCGAAGTGTGTGCCTGTGTATGACGTATTACCAACAGTGATGGTAGCTGTGTTGGTAAATTTACCATCAAGATGGACTTCACCAAACACAGGTTCACCGATTCTATTGAATGCACCTGTTGTATTAGCAACGGTTAGATAATCACGTGACTCATTTTTAAGAATGATGTCTCCATATACAGTTGTGTCAAATACTGCATGATACGCAACAAACTTTAAATCTTCATTTTCAACCGGTACCCATGTGCTTTGATTTGCAGAAGTAAACAAGAATCCAGCTGCTGGCTGTTGAGTAATTTTTACTCCATAACGCAAATCTGGTTGCCCAAGAACCGCTGTAAACGCATTGTAATTTGGGTTTGCAGCAGCAGGAATGATGACGATAGCATATTCTTTATCTTCACCAACATAAACTGGTGATGGGAAATATATAGGTGTTGCAGCTGAACCGTCGCTGCTGATATTCACATCGGCTGAAGGAATTACAACACGAGAGAATGGTACAACGCGAGATGTGATGTAACCAGTTCCTGGGTCAACTTCACGCAATTCAAAAGTAAATGGTAGAGTTGCGTCTTTGGTTGCAAAGAACAGGTCAATTTTTGTCAAATACATTCCACTAGAATGTATGCGATTCGTCAACAAGGCTGAAATAAGCATTGTCTGCGCGATAGGATCGTTTGCTGATCCGCAATTGCCGTCTTGCTGCGGCGCTGGAGCGCCATCACCTGGATTTAAAGTCCACACCGGACCACCGTCTCCAGCGTCTCCAGAATCAACTGCTGGAGCTGAAATAACACCAACGACACGTTGCCCGCCAACCAATGATGAAGAATTGAACTCCGCATTTTTTGATTCCGTCAAGAATTGCTGAGCAATAATAGCTTTCTTAGTTGATAGGGTTAGATCAGAAATACCTGCCATCAAACCTTCAGCAGAATAATCTGCTTCAGCCGATGTTGTAAATTGCCCAAATGTTGTGCTATTTGTTGGATTGTCAACAAAACGCATACGCTTTGTGCCTGTGTGGAATCGCAAACGAGTATCACTAGGTAGACGGAAAATACCATATGCTATGCTGTCGCTATTTGTAACTAGTGCTGCACCTTCAGCGTATGTTAGTGGAGTATATAATGCTATACCAACGCCCACTTTACCATTACCACCACGCGCATATTCTGCTGCTGTCAATGGTGTAATGTATGCATTGACATCAATACCATCAAAGAATCCATATATACGACTGCTGGCCTTCATACCATCAATTTTGAAAAGAATCATACGCGAGCGCATGAATGGCTGCACATTTACATCTTTGACATAATTACCTACAACTTCTTTACTCTCAATAATAGAAGCTTTTAGTTTATTATATGAACGTGTTTCAATTGTTGGTGATGTAAAGATGCTTTCTGTAGTGAAATTTTGGACAATGTTCGTTGAACCATCGGCCTGCGGAACATTTATAGTTCCGTTATCAATTTCTCTCTGGCTTGATAATACTGGTTGTCCAATAAATGTTGTTTTCCAAGCATCGTATGATGTTGGCCATGCACCAGCAATATACAACCAGTTATCAGTGTTCATATCTAAACTGATATTAACGTCTGGTCTTGTTGTCGTATCGCACCAGTAATCGCTATCTGGTGTTAGCGTAAGAGTGCCCATCCAGTTATATGCAGTACCAGTGCAGTTACGAGTTGTGGTAGCCCATGGTTGCTCAACCAAAATTTTATGTGTGTATGGTAGTGTTACCAGATCACCTGGAGTTGTGGTAGCTACCGCGGTAATATTAAAATTAGGTGTTAGCGTAGGTATGTAAAGTGAGCATGTGCCACCAGATGTAAAGTTGCCTGTACATTGTTCTAGATATATTTTAGTTGAATCTGTTGCAAAATTACCTACAGCATTTCTAATGACGCCTGTAATTGCACCAGATGTTACTGTTGACCCAATAGTTGCTACTCGCGCATCATAATCGGATATCGTAATCGTTTGGTCACGCGACACACCAGCCGGTGTTACGTTAGTGCGTACCACATTTACTGAATTTGCAGAATATACCGGAACAACTTCCTGAACCGATGATAATGGGCGCATCTCGCCCTTCTCGGTATCAACTGTCCATTTTGAATCATTATCATAAGGATTTGCGATTGCATATCCTTTGAATGGATCAACCAAAATACCATTCTTAAATCTATCGTTTCCATTTACGTCTGGAATTAATAGATCCTTAGAATTTTTTTCCAACAAGTTTAGAGATGTGTAGTACTCAAGGCGGTCGATACGATCACGCATTGTCCCGATATCGCGCATGGTATAACGCTCATTGCGAATCTTACGAATCACATTTGTTAAATCTGCACGATTGATACGACGTCCAATTTCATTAGGGAGAGATGGATATGGCGCAAGCTGAATTGTCGCAATAGCCATCATATCTTCTGGCACTGCAGGCGCAGATGGTCTAGCAGCAGGAGCACCATGAATAATATCAATTTGACCTGTCTTTGAGATTGCAACAGTATCGGTACGCTTTAGATAATAATCAGCGTCCGTTGTAAAATCTTCGCCTGTTGGAGAATATTTCAAGCAACCGGTTGGGTTATAGAATGTTGTTGATGTAAGAGGATTCTTTGAAATTCCTGTGAGCGCGGTAACGCTATTGGCTGTATCTGCAATGCGCGGACGAATATCCAACGAATCGCGAAGATCAAAAGAAACACCAGATGTTGGTGACGTAAAGATTGGGATCTCATATGTGTAAATCTTAGATGTATCGGAACCAGCAAGAGAATCATCCACTGGGTATGAATTGATTGAGAAGAATCCTACACCAGATGAATGGCTATGTGTGAAATGATCCAATGTAACAAGCAAACGATCATTATTTAATAAAGATAAACTGCTTGTTGACTTCTTTACCAAACGAGCATGGTCATAATAGTTATCACGCATACCAGTATCGAGTACGAAATCATTTGTTACATTGGTGCCAGATGTTGTGGTTGTAAATGACGCTGGAGCTCCACCTGTAACCTTACGCACGGATACAAGCTTAAATCCATCAGACAAACCTAGTGACCAAGGACCAGTTGTGTTTGCAACATATGAAGTGCCTCCACCCATACCAACATTGATCTGAACCAAACGACTACGAATAACTGATTTTGCAGCTTCTTGTCCATCAATCTGATTAACTTTCGCGATGATGCTTAGAGGCGCACCTGTCGTATTAAAAGTTTCGTTCAAATCAATCGTTGCAATTCGAGATGGTGACGACGAAATGGTAACTGTACGAGCGCCGTCTCCACCATAACCACCAAGATCAACAACCTGCCCAGATATGAATTTCTTGTAGTACTTACCACTGACTACAGTTGCGCCAGCAGTCCCAAGAACATTCAACGAGGTATCACTATTGACCGCACTAACAATTAGATCACCAGCAAGACCAATATGAAGCACATCGCCCTTATTGATTTTAGTTGTGAATGCTGAACCAGCAGTACCAGTTACAGTATTACCACCAGAAGTGATAGACACGGAACCAGCGGCAACGGTATTAGCAGCACTTGTTACTACAGCATGGAAATCAGTGCGTCGTCCAGATTGACTTAATACTGAACCACCGCCATCAAACGTCTGATTATCGTCGCCTGTATTAATTGCAGCCACACCAGATGTGTCTGTTGTTTGTGAATATGTCTTATAGAATGTGAAATCGTTATTGATTACGCCAGAAGTATTGCGTAGTGTCTTTGTTGCGATTGTAGGCAAACGGAAAACAGAAATATCTGTCGCTGCATCTTGCGTATTAGCTGACGCATAACGAACGTCTGCTTTGCCAGGTGTATTTGCAGAATACGCAACACCTTTAACTTGCGGAAACGTATATGGCGCAGTCATTTTTACGTCTGTTATATACAGTTTATAGACAGCATCTGGCGCACCAGGTGTACCGGTATAATACTCAAGACCCTTAACGCGAGCAGTACCAATTGTTGTACCCTTAGCACCACCAGTTGGCCATGTTGTCGAATATGCAAGTGTGCTTACAGCATTTGACTGATCGTTTTTTAGATTGACCAGAGACTGTGCGTCCAGATTCCACTTACCAACAACATTGTCTACAAGAAGATAGTTACCATAATCAACCAGAGCTTTTGCATCAGAGACAGAAGCAGTATCAGTTGCTTTTTTCAAATTGACACGAGAGGATACAATTGTTTGATTATCGTATCCTTTTACATATGATTTTCCTGGAGCAACGATAACACACAACTTAGTTGAAAGTCCACCTTCAGCGGCGGTATATATACCTTGATTATTGCCCGATTTTAGATGTTCTTTGACAGACAAACTGTGCCCAGAAACGATATAGTCTCCAGACTCGTCTGACGTTCTCTGGGCCATATAATCACGAATTTGTGAGTACTGTGTACGGTTTGAAATTGACTGAACGATACCATCTTTTACCTGCATTAATTCAACAAATGTATTTGATATCGCAGCGTCGAGATCAAGTTTCTTCAATGAAACTTCAAGCTTGAGACGAGCAGCACCTGGGGCAGCATAGTTATATGATCCAGAGGCAGGATCAAGGAGGGTACTATCATCAACTTCTGTAACGATTGATTCTGTGATATCAAAACCAACACGAACACTTGGGCGGCGACCATACTTATCGAGAATCAAAGTTTGAGCTGGAACACGGATGAAATGGTCTCGCGCATACACGATGCCAGAATTGAATGTTGCTGCTAACCCATACCCTTCGGCTGGGTATGTTGCTGTTCCCACAATCGTATTAGCAGTAAGACCGCTACCGTCTGTAGCGATTAGAATTTCGTTATTACCAAAATAACGTGTTCCACCGCTTGCTGATTGATACTTAATGAATAGAGTTTTCGTGTGTGGTGTGTTAGCTTCTGAACCGTCATTTGTATTGACAACAAGAGCGGTAACGCCAGATGTTTGGCCTTGAATTGTTTTACCTACGAAATCAACTGGAGAAATAGCAGAACCTGTACTCGAACGGTCGCGAACACGAACATAATTATACATTACATCATAATTCATTTCAAAACCGTTAACGGTTGAACCTTCTCTAAAAATATGTTCAGCAAAACGATCAATCTGGTTTTGCAGGATCGTTTGCATTTGAGTCAGTTCACGGGCCTGAACTGCTAGTCCTGGACGAAAAAGGATTCTATGATAGTTCTTTGCCTCATCAAAATCATCGTAGAATGGATCTACGTTAAAGTTTGTTGAGAGCGTGACGGAATTTGCTTCTCCAGCCATGATACCTTCCGATTAAAATTTGAGTACTATCTTAATATTTTCTGTTTGATCGCCGGCGCGTTCGACCTTTTCTCTATACTCAGTATATAGTATGAAACCGGTGTTGCGTTTCATAGCCGGATCAATACGAGATGATACCAAAGCTGTCACGCCTGTTGTGGCCCCAACAATAGTTTCGCCGGTCAAAAATGATTGCCCAGTACCGTTTGTTGTTTCACGAATAACACGGACAATGCCAGATGTTCTTGTTGAATTTGAATTTGCGAAATACACATTTCTTGCGGTTGCGCCTGTTGTTAGTCCAGTAATTACTTCGTCAGCTCGAAAATCACCGCTAACATTTGTTACGTTAATTCTGGTACACTGGTCGATAACTGACGCATTTGCTACTAAACCACCAGCCAAAAGCGGGTCACGAAGAAGTCCAATAATTCGGAAATCGTTGTTCGATGTAAATGTGTTAGCTTCCGAACCTACAAGATTTACGTTAATCATAATATTGTAACCACGAAGCTCATCAACTGGATCGGACCCATGCCCACCTACTGGCGGTATGATAACATAAGCATTTGCGCCAGAACCATATGATGGATTACGTTTGAATACAACATTAGCTTGTGTATAACCTGACCCTGGCGCAATTACAGTAACGCTTCGAACGATGCCACCTAAAGCATTCGACACATACGCGGATGCGCGTGTGGATACCGAAGAACCACTATCACCACGAATAATTACGCGAGGAGAGATATAATATTCACTTGTGGTGTCGGGTAGAGTTGTAAACGCATTATTCACTGTTAGTTTTCTAGTTGCACCCATATAATCAGTGATGGATCTAATTTGCCCAGAACCAGTTCCTGCTTTAATAAAAATAGCTGAATCTGTATATGCGGCGTCCACAGCAAGAGCATTACTTTTTAATGTCATAACAGTTGAATTGGTAACAGATGCAAATGTGTTTGACGTTACAAGGTAACCACTTCCTGTGTTACTAACAATAATATTATTGATAGATCCTTCAACGGCATTATCCTGTACTGTCCACTGGGAACTATTATCGTTAGACAATAATGTTTTTACTGGCATATAATCATGTG